ATCTATGACTGCTCATCAATGTTTTATTTTAGATCCAGAAGATTATGTAAAGGCCAGTAATATTGGTGATATTGTTGCCATTGTTCATTCCCATCCTGTCACTCCTGCTGTTGCCAGTGAAGCAGATAAGATCAGTTGCGAGCATAGTAATCTTCCGTGGTATATCGTTAATCCCAAGACAGAAGAATGGGGATATTATGCACCTACAGGATATAAAGCACCATTATTGGGTCGTCCGTGGGTTTGGGGTGTCACCGATTGCTGGTCACTTGTCAGGGATTGGTATAAAGAAGAAAGAGGTATTGAACTTAGAGATTGGGAAAGGCCATTAACACCAGAAGATTTTTTAAAAGATCCTATGTTTGAGAGATGTGCATGGAGAACTGGTTTTAGACAGTTGAGACAGGAAGAAAAGTTAGAGAAAGGAGATTGGTTATTAAAATGTACTGGAGGGAGGTATCGTTATGCTTCGTAAATTAAAACTTTATGGAGAGTTAGCAGAATTTATTGGACATAAAGAGTTTGAGGTAAAAGTAAATTCAATATCACAGGCAGTAAGTTTTCTTGTCTGTAACTTTCCAAAATCAGAAGCGTATATAGCAAAAAGGTCTTATAAAGTTTTAGTTGGTGATTATGAAATAGGAGAAGATGAACTTACACATCCCATAGGACAATCTGATCTACATATTGTTCCTGTCATCGCTGGTGCTGGTGGATCGACAAAAAAGATACTGGGAGGTGTTGCATTAGTTGGTTTAGCATTTGCCACAGGTGGTGTAAGTCTTGGAGCCAGTGGTTTAACTTTTAGTAGTTCGGCTTTAGGAGGAGCTTTTATAGCACAAACGGCAACTTATGTTGGAGCTAGTTTAGTTTTATCAGGAGTTGGTGATTTATTAACTCCAACACCAAAGACACCTGATTTTTCTTCAGAGCAAGATCCCAGAATATCATTCAAATTCAGTGGCATACAGAATACATCAAGAGCAGGTACTCCAGTTCCTATAGTTTACGGTGAAATATTTACAGGAAGTGTTGTAATAAGTGCAGGTGTTGATACTGAACAGGTGAGAGCATGACAAACAATCCTAAAATCATTAGAGGTGCTGGTGGTGGTGGTAATCAACCATCTGCTCCACCACAACCAACTAGAACCCCTGATACTTTACATAGCCGTCAATTTGCCACTTTACTTGACCTGATATCAGAGGGAGAAATAGAAGGCTTTGCCACTGCCTCTAAAGCTGGATTAACAAAAGGTACAACTGCATATAACAATGCTGCCTTAAAAGACATATTTTTGAACAATACAGCTATTTTGCAATCCAGTGCCAGTAATACAAGTCCCGTCAGTACTGACTTTAATTTTCAGGATGTAAGTTTTACTCCCAGATTTGGAACGTCAAATCAAGAACATATCAGTGGTATAGAAAGTAGTCAGTCAATAAATGTTGTAGGTGTAACTGTTACAAATTCATCTCCTGTTACTAGAACAATATCTAATTCAGATGTTGATGCTGTAAAAGTAACAGTAACTTTTCCTCAGATACAACGTGCAACAAATTCTGGAGATTTACTTGGTAGTTCTGTTAATCTTCAGATTCAAATTCAATATAATGGTGGTGGATTCACAACTTTAATAGATGATACTGTTACAGGTCGTACTGCTGATGCTTACCAGAAAGAATATCGTGTAAATCTTACTGGTTCTTTCCCTGTTGATGTAAAAGTTGTAAGAGTCACTGCTGATTCCACTTCTGACAGTACAATAAATAGCTTTCAATTTACAAGTTTTACTGAAATTATTGATGATAAACAAACTTATCTAAATAGTGCATATGCGTCATTAAGGCTTGATTCTCAGCAATTCAGTTCAATTCCATCAAGAAAATATCGTATAAGAGGAATAAAAGTAAGGATTCCAGGTGCAGGTGCTAGTAGCTCTGGCACTCCAACAGTTGATAGCACAACTGGTCGTATTGTTTATCCTGATGGTTATATTTTTAACGGAGTGATGGGTGCTGCTACATGGTGTTCATGTCCTGCGATGATACTTCTTGACCTTCTAACAGATACAAGATATGGATTTGGAGATCATATAACAGATAGCTCTCTTGATTTATTCTCTTTTGTTACTGCAAGTAAGTTTGCCAATACTTTGGTTGATGACGGGTTTGGAGGACAGGAAGCCAGATTCAGTTGTAATGTAAATATTCAGAACAGTAATGAAGCATTTGATTTAATAAATGAACTTGCTGGAGTTATGCGTTGTGTTCCTATATGGTCTGCTGGATCAATAGAACTTGCACAGGATAGTCCAAAAGATAGTTCTTATTTATTCAGTCTTGCCAATGTTACTGAAGCTGGATTTAATTATTCTGGCAGTAGTCTCAAAGCAAGACATAGTGTTGTTTCTGTGTCCTACTTCAATATGGATTCACAGGAGGTGGATTTTGAGGTCGTAGAAGATAGTTCACTAATAACAAAAATAGGTACAGTTGTTAAACAGGTGAAAGCATTTGCATGTACCTCAAGAGGGCAAGCTGCTAGATTGGGTCGTGCAATACTTTTCAGTGAAAACAATGAGTCTGAAACAGTTACATTCACGACTTCTATTGATAGTGGTGCAGTATGCAGACCTGGAAGTGTCATTGAGATTAACGATCCAGTCAGAGCAGGGGTAAGAAGATCGGGAAGATTAAAAGCTGTTGCATCTACAACTGTAATGACGGTTGATGATACAGATGCCACTGATTTACCAACTACAAACAGTCCAAAATTTTCTGTCATCCTTCCTGATGGAACGGTTGAAATTAGAGATGTAAGTAGTATCTCTAATGGTGTTGTAACAGTATCAAGTGCTTTTTCTCAGACACCGAATGTAAATACTGTTTGGATGCTCTCTAATACAACTATTTCATCTCAATTATTCAGAGTGATAAATGTAGAGGAACAGGATGGTATTAATTATGTAATTACTGCCTTGTCTTATAAGGCTGGTAAATATAGTTTTATAGAAGATGGATCTACTCTTCCCAGTAGAACTGTAACCTTATTAAATGAATTAAAGAATCCTCCTGTTGGTTTACAGTCAGAAGAAAAAATTGTTGTTATAAATAATAATGCTGTATCTAAATTAATTATCAGTTGGCAACCAGTAACAGGTGTTACACAATATCAAGTGAACTATAGGTTTAATAATGGTAACTATGTTTCTACAACTGTTTCTAGTCCAGATTTTGAAATACTAAATACTGATATTGGAACGTATGAAATACAGGTCTTTAGTTTTAATTCTGCATTACAGTTAAGTGCAACTTCTACCAACCTGACTTTTAATGCTGTTGGTAAGACAGCACCACCATCTGATATTACAAACTTAACTTATGAACCTATTTCAGATAAAGAAATAAGACTTAGATGGGATGCTGTACCAGATGTAGATGTAAGAGCAGGTGGTCGTATTCATGTCAGACATTCTCCCAAGACTGATGGAAGCGGTACATTTTCAGATGCCACTGATCTTGTGTTTGCTTTGAGTGGAGCATCAACAGAAAAAGTTGTTCCATTATTGGAAGGTGAATATATTTTAAAATCACAAGATGATGGAGATAGATTCAGCACAGGAGAGACATCACTTGTTATTGATTTACCAGAAGCACAACCTAAATTATTAGTACAGGCAAGAAGGGAAGATCAGGATAGTCCAGCATTTCAAGGATCAAAAACTAATGTCGGTTTTGATTCTGGAACGAGTTCATTAAGCTTATCTGGTACAGGTAACTTTGATGATAGTACTGATATAGACTCTGAAACTTCTATTGATGACATTGGTGGAGTATCAACAACTGGTACATATTTATTTAATGAGGTTTTAGATTTAGGTGCTGTATTCAGTCTTGATCTTAGAAAACTTATACAAACTGATTCTGTATATTCATCTGATTTGATAGATTCTATAGATGATATAGATGCAAGACAGGATTTTGATGGTGTTTCAAGTGTTGATACAAATGCAGAAGTTTTTGTTCAGAGTTCTCAAGATGGTAGCAGTTATTCAGATTTTCAGAAGTTTGCCAACGGTACATTCAAAGGAAGAACATTTAAGTTTAAATGTGTGTTATCAACACAAGATGTGAACCAGGATATAAGAGTTAGTCAGCTTGGATATTTTGCAGAATTTCAAAGAAGAACAGAACAAAGTACAACAACTATTGCATCTGGAGCAGGAGCAAAAGCGATAACATTTAACAGTCCATTTTTTACTGGTACGAGTGCATTATTAGGAGCAAATTCAAATCCGCCAGCGATAGGAATTACAGCATTTAATATGGCCTCTGGCGACTTTTTTGAGCTTTCAAGTATTACTGGAAGTGGATTTACTGTTCACTTTAAAAATAGTTCTGGTAGTTCTGTAGATCGAAACTTTAACTTTACTGCAATTGGTTTTGGTAAAGGTGGATAATTCAGATACAATAAAAGAAATTACTGAAAATTAAATGTCAAGAGTCGATAATACGGGTGGATCAGGTTTTACCGTTGATAATGGTACTGGTCTTGTCGTAAGAACAAAATTAAATCAGATAATTGCAGCTTTAAGTACATTAAATCAAGGTTCTGGCGATCCCTCAATTGGTGTTGCGGCCTATGTTCCTCATATTGATGGTAATACCTTAAAAATTAGAAATTCTGCTAATAATGCCTTTGTTACTTTAGGTGATGTAAGTGCAACAAACTTCGGTCATACTTTTACTTCATCAAATATATTTCAAGAGGATGTAACTTTTGATGGTGCTACTGCTGGAAGGGATGTTGTTTTCGACAGATCAGATAATGCTTTAGAGTTTGCTGATAATGCAAAGGCCATATTTGGAACTGGTGCAGATTTAGAAATATTCCATGATGCAAGTGATTCGATTATTAATGATGCTGGAACAGGAGATTTAAAATTTCAATTAGGTGGATCTACCAAATTTCAACTGGCAAGTGGTGGTGTTTCACTTACAGGAGGAGCAGCAGCAAACATCACAGCCCTTTCTGATGGAGCAACAATAAACATAGATATGGC